ATGACCGCACGACGTAGCAGGGGAGACGGCGGCCTGCACTGGGACGAGAACCGCCAGCGGTGGATCGCCTCGGTGACGGTGGGCTACACCCCGGCCGGCAAGCGCATCGTGCGCAAAGCCAGCGGCAAGACCAAGACCGAAGCCAAGGCGAAGCTCAAGGAGATCATCCGTGACTACGACGACGGGCTGACCACCTCGTCGCCGAACTTCACGGTCTCCGATGCCGTGCGGGAGTGGCTGGAGTTCGGGCTCAGCGGCCGTGAGGCGTCCACAGTCGAGAACCGGCGCATCCTGGCCGAGCGGCACGTGATTCCGGCTCTCGGGGCGCGGAAGCTACGGGAGCTATCCGCTGATGACGTAGACCGCTGGTTGGCGGCCAAGGCGAAGACGCTGAGCACCGAGACGCTGCGAAAGATCCACTCCATTCTCAAGCGCGCCATCGCCCGCGCTCAGGCGCGCGACAAGGTGAAGCGGAACGTGGTCATGCTGTGCGAGATCCCCAAGGGCAAGGAGGGACGTCCGTCGAAGTCGCTGACTCTCGACCAGGCCGTGTCCGTGCTCAAGGCGGCCGAGAAGGCGAACCTGTACGCGTACGTCGTGGTGTCGCTGCTCATCGGCGCTCGTACCGAAGAACTTCGGGCGCTTACCTGGTCGCACGTGGATCTCGACGGACGGCCGGAAGCCGACCCGCCGGTGCCGCCGTCGATCATGGTGTGGCGGTCGGTACGGGTCGGGGGAGACACCAAGACCGAGAAGTCACGCCGTACGCTGGCGCTGCCCAAACTGTGCGTGGACGCACTACGAGCGCATCGGGAACGGCAGGACCTCGCGCGGGAGAAGGCGGGGGATCACTGGCAGGAGAACGACCTGGTGTTCGCCAGCAGGCACGGGACAGAGCTGGACGCCGGCAATGTGCGCCGTGCCTTCCGGGTGATCCTCAAGCGGACGGACCTGAATCCCGAGGAGTGGACTCCGCGAGAGCTGCGACACAGCTTCGTCTCGTTGATGTCAGACGCCGGGGTCGCCGTGGAGGACATCGCCCGGCTCGTCGGGCACAAGGGGACCGTGGTGACGGAGAAGGTCTACCGGAAGCAGCTCCGGCCGATTCTTCTTGAAAGGGGCCGACGTGATGGATCGGATCTTCAACGCGGACACCGAGACGGCGTAGTCACTCAGCTAGGCACCCAGAAGATCGAAAAGGCCACTTCCGATCTTTGGAAATGGCCTCTGAGTTGAGTGGGGCTACCAGGACTTGAACCTGGGACCTCTTCCTTATCAGCGTTCCAGGAAGCGATCAGGGGCCGCAGGTCAGAGAGGGGAATCGCCCTTTGACCAGGGACGGAGACAACAAGATGAGTCGCAGGGATCGTCACCGAACCGCCCTAGATTTCAGGCGTCTGACGCACGTTTGACGCACGCCCGGCACGCCGCCCGCGCTACTGCGGCGCCCCACCTCCGGTGAACTTCACCTCGTCCGCGGGCACGATCTCATCGGGTTCACCGGGGCGGGAGATGACGGCGAGGGGCACTCCTTCGTCGATGCCGATCTCGGCGCGCTCCTCGGGGGTCGGCATCCTGATGACCACCTCGTCGCCGGGGCCGAGCGCGATCCGGCGCCGCTCCGGCACGGCGCGAACGCGTGTTCCTTCTCCCCGGGTCGTCATGACGACGCCTTCTGAGCGAAGCACCGCCAGGGCCTTGCGCACGGAGTCTCGGCTGATCCCGTAGGTGGTGGCGAGCTGGTGTTCTGTGGGCAGGGTGGAGCCGGCCGCCAGGTCGCCGGCGCGGATGCGACGGCGAAGGATGTCGGCGAGCTGGATGTGGAGTGGCACATAGCTTCTCCGGTTGATCTCCACGCGGGCAGCGTATGGGCAGACGAGCCGCATATAGATCTTGTCAGCTTGTACGTCTGGTTGGTTGTACGTACATGAGGTAGTGTCCCGAGGTAGCTCCGGCCGCCCGACTAGCCCTCGCCGGCGGCCGGGGCGAAAGCCTGCTGACACACCAACGCCCCCCGCCGTACGGCCGGGGGCGTTTGTCCGTTTGCAGGTCAGTCCTTCTGCGCCTCTCTCGCGCGGGCGGCCACCTCTCGGGCGATGATCTCCAGGTCGGCCTTGCGCTGCCGGTCCTTCTCCGTCTCCTCGGGCGCCCCTTCGACGGCCCGAGCGAGTACCTGTGCGAGCAGGTCGAGGGGAAGCCGCTCGGGCAGTGCGGCACCGGGCCGGTACAGGTACCAGTCGATGAACTGGAGCAACACCTTGGACCGGTCTGATCGCGTGTAGTCGGCGGCGACGCGGAGCCCTTCCCACTCGGGGCCATCGACTCGCAAGCTGGCGATTCTTGACCCGGGACGACCTTTGCTCGGCACAGGATCACGGTAGCGCATGGGACGGTGGTCCCTCCTTGGTTGCAGGTGTAATACACCGAGGCTATGGTGTAGTACACCCACCGACAAGCCCGAGCAAGGAGAACGCCGTGCAGAATCCCCTTGACCTGCTGGCGGCCGACATCGGCCGCCTCGACCGGCTCTCCCCGGCCGAACTCGCCCAGGAACGCGGGTGGGCCGAGCGCCTGCACGCCGAGGGCCGCGACACCGCCGAGGACTTGGCATACCTCTCCGAGTTGGAGAAGCGCGCCGCCCGCTGACCCCTACGAGCCCGACCGGTTCGACGCCGGGGCCCAGGTGCGACCCCTGGGCGGGCGCGCCCCATCACCAGCCCTGAGAAGGAGCGAGATGAACCTCACCTTCACCCTCCCGCCGCGCGTGCTGCCCCTGCTCGTTCCGGCCGACGCCGCCGTCGAGACGACATGGGTGGTGTGCTTCGCCCACCGGCCGCGTGTTGCCATCAACGGGGTGGCGACCCTGGGCAGCGTGGCCGGCTGGCACCCGATGATCCCCTTCGACGGGCAGGACGCCGCCGAGGCGTGGGCCGAGCGCTTCGAGCGCGCGATCGACGGCCCGGACACCGAACTGCATTGGTACCCGGCTGACGACGACGGTGTCGGCCTGGAGCTGTTCGTCGTCATCGACGGCGAGGAGACACAGACCGACGTGGCGATCTACCCGCTCACCGCGCTGGCCGACCCTGCTCCGGCGGAGCGCACCACGGCCTGAACAAGCCGGGCGGAGGTCGGCGACTCGACCGCCGACCTCCGCCCTTGAACCCCTCAACCCAGTGTCAGCAGGACCGAAAGGGAACCATGTCCGAGACTTTCACACCGGCCGCCGTCGAGGCGAACGGAACGGCCGCGCAGGGTGATCCGCGCCCCTCTCTCTGGGGCCGTCTCGCCGCTCGGGTGCGCCGTGCCGAGCGCCCGTCGGCGGAGCCGTCCGCCCCGTCAGCGCCCGCCGCCGACGCGCCGGCGCGGCCCGGTCGGATCACCCCCGCGCGGGTGGTCCAGACGACGGCCGCGCGCCGGATCGCGGTCGCTTTGGCCGCTCTGCTGTCCCTCGTGATCGCGGTGGCGTTCCGGGGGTCGTGGACGTCCCAGTCGGACGCGGCGAAGGCCGCGCACTTCGACGATGTGGGGGCGTTCCTGTACCCGTTCGCCCCTGACGGGCTGATCGTGCTCGCCCTCGTGGGGGCGGTGGTGTTGCGGCATAAGCCCTGGCCACGCTGGTACTGCCTGGCGGTCGTGGCGATCTTCACGGCGACTAGCTACGTGATCAATCACCTGCACGGGCTGGGCACGTTCGTCATGACCGAGGGCCCCGACGCGAAGCTTGTGGAGGGGCCGCTGGAGGGGTGGATCGTCGGTTTGGTGGCGGTCCAGCTCGTCGGTGCGATCGCGTTCGGCAGCCACATCCTGATGCACGTCTTCCGGCACCTGTTCCCCGAAGCGCTCGACGGGCGGGCGGTCGCCGATGCCGCGCCCGAGGCCGCGGCCGGGCCGGGTGGAACGGCCTCTGAGGGTGATCCGGCCGTGCCCGCTCAGCCGGAGATCGACGGCTACGAGCTGGCGAAGATGATCTACGGGGTGTGTCTGGACGAGGGGGTGAAGCTGTCGCGGGCGAAGCTGAGCCGGTACGCCCGGATCAGCGCGCGGCAGGCGGGTTACGTCCAGACCGACGTGGAGGAGGAGCGGCGGGAGCAGGCCGACCAGCCGGGCCCCGAAGTCCGCCGGCGGGTCACCGAGATGCGCGAGGACGCGCTGATGTCGGACGGGGCGCTGGCCCGGTGGAACGGCAACGGGACCGGTCCGGTGGGGGGTGCCCGATGAGCACCGTCGCCGCCTTCGCTGCCGTGTTCTGCGCGCTGTACGCCGCGCACGTCTTCGGTGACCACTGGTGGGGGCAGTCCCATCGGCAGGCCCTGGGCAAGGGCGCCCGCACCCGTGAGGGCGTGCGGCACTGCCTGAACCACGTGCTGCTCCTGGCCGCGCACAAGGCCGTCGCGGTCCTGGCGGTGGAGCTGGTGACCGGGCTGCGCGTGCCCGTGTGGGCGTTCGTGCTCGGCCTGGTCGTAGACGGCATCTCGCACTACTGGGCGGACCGCCGGTTCACCCTCGCCGCGCTGGCCGACCGCACCGGGAAGGGCGACTTCTACCGGTTGGGACAGCCCCGGCCCGGCCGGGATGACGCCCCGCACCTGGGCACGGGCGCCTACGCGCTCGACCAGTCCTGGCACGTCGGCTGGCTGTTCGTGGCCGCGCTCATCATGGCGGGAGGAGCCTGAATGTTCACCCTGCTGCTCGCCGCGCCCGTCGTGGTGGTGTTCTTCGCGACGCGGACCGCGTTCTACCTGCTCGCCGTCGCGGTCGCCAAGCTGGCCGCCACGGCGGCGAGCGCGGCGGCGATGGACGGGCGCGGCCTGCGGGTCTGCCGGGCGGCAGGGGGGCGGCTATGAGCAAGCCACGGTCAGAGCGCGGACACCTGCGCGTGGTGCGCGACGGCGCCGCCGCTCCGCCGCTGCCTGGCGGCGACTTGGAGCCGGTGCCCCCCGCCGAGGTCGAGCCGGTGGAGGCCGACGTGGTCGAGGGCGAGCTGGTCGCCTCGGGCCCGGCCGCGCCGCCGGTCCGGCCGCGCACCATCACCGTGGTGGGGCGGCTCGTGCCCGCCCAGCTCCAGCCGTCCGAGCGCATGGTCCGCGCCTCTCGGGGCGCTGCGGAAGCGGTGGTGACGCTCGGCCGGGGCTGGGCCTCGTGGGCGGTACGCGCGTGGGACGCGGCCACGCTCGGGGTGCACCGGCGGCAGATCCGCGCCGCCGAGGCCGCCGGAGACCGTGAAGCGCTGGCCGAGTGGATCGAGCGCAAGGACCAGGCGGTGGACCGGCGCCGGGCCCGGCTGCTGGCCCTGCCCAGGCTCGCGCTCGGCCTGGCCAAGGTCGCCGCCGGCGTCCTCGGCGGCCTGGCGGTGCTGCTGCCGGTGGTGGCCATGCTGGTGTGGCTGGTCGGCGCGGGTGACTTCCTCGACGTGTTCCGCTGGGCCGGGGCCGTGCTGCGGTGGCTGTTCGCCGCCGCCGGGCTGGCGTGGAAGCTGCTGGTGGCCGGCCTGCCGGTGCTGCTGGTGGTGGCGGGGTGGCGCGAGGGCCGCCGCCGCGCCACGACCGGCCCGGGATGGCTGGCCAGCGGCACGGGCGGCCCCGTGAGCGAGGACGGGCGCGGCGCATTCCCCGATGAGAGCGCGATCCTCAACGCGCTGCGCAACCTCGGCATCGGCCCGCTGGACAAGGCGTTCAAGGGCGGGTGGAAGCCGCGGGTCGTGCTGCCCACCGGCCGCGACGGCAAGGGGTGGCGCACGCAGCTTGAACTGCCGCTCGGCGTCACCGTGGACATGATCAACCGTAAGAAGAGCGTGCTGGCGCACAACCTGGTCAGGCTCCCGGTCGAGGTGTGGCCGACCGAGCCGAGGTCACAGCCCGGCGTGCTGGACCTGTGGGTGGCCGACCAGGGCTCGCTGACCGGCCCGGTACCGCCGTGGCCGCTGCTGGTCGAGGGGGGTGCGGACTACTTCAAGGGTGTCCCGGTCGGGGTGGACATTCGCGGCGGCGTCGTGCTCGGCCGCCTGTCGGAGGCGAATTACGCGGTGGCGGGCATGATGGGCTCCGGCAAATCGACGCTGATCATCACGCTGCTGCTGGGGGCGATCCTTGACCCGCTGGTGGAGGTGGACGTGTTCGTCATGGCCACCAACGCCGACTACGACCCGATGCGCCCGCGTCTGCGGACACTGCTGACCGGGCCCGGAGACGAGGTCGTGGAGGCGTGCCTGGACACGCTGCGCGCTGTGTATGACGACCTCAGCGTGCGCGGCCGGGCGCTGCAGGAGCACGGCGAACGTGCCGTGAACCGCAAGCTGGCCGAGGCCGACCCGCGACTGCGGCCCCGGATCGTGGTGGTGGATGAGTGCCAGGCCCTGTTCATGCACCCGGACATGGGCGAGGAGGCCGCCGACCTGACGGTCAAGCTCATCAGCGCGGCGCGGAAGTACGCGGTCACGCTGGTGTTCGCCACGCCGGAGCCGTCCACGGCGTCGCTGCCGCGCAAGGTCATGGCCGTGACCAGCAACAAGGCGTGCTTCGCGATCGGTGACCAGCAGTCCAACGACGCTATCTTGGGCACCGGCTCCTACACGGCCGGGATCTCCGCCACCAGCCTGGAGCCGAAGACGGCCGAGGGGCCCGGCGATGTCGGGACGTGCATGGCGCGCGGGTTCCAGGCCCGGCCGGGCCTGCTGCGCTCCTTCTACATCGCCAAGGGCGCCGGCGTCGATGAGGTCACGCCGGTGGTCGAGCGCGCCATGGCCGCGCGGAAGAAGGCCGGGATCGGCGCCGGGGGCGCGGCCGTGGCGGTGGAGGAGTCGCGGGATCTGCTGGAGGACCTGGCCGCGGTGCTCGACCAGGACCCGGTTCCGGCCGCGGACCTGCCTGCGCTGCTGGCCGCGCACGCGCCGCGGTGGGCGCCGTACAAGACGTTGACGGGCAAGGCGTTGCGCGAGCAGTTGGAGGCGCTCGGGGTGCGGGTGCCGTCCACGGGCAACCGGTGGCCGGTCGCGCCGAGGCTCATCGACGAGGCCCTGGGGCAGCGCGCGGCGGCCGAGGAAGGCGAGGGTTAAGTTACGTCGCCCGCCCTCGCCCAGGCTGCCCTGTAGGGCTCTCAGGGCCGTGCGCGAGGGCGGGCTAACCGGCCTAACTGATCTAACTTCTCCCAGGTCACCGCCCGATCCGGGGAGGTTACGGGGCGGGTTAGGAACCTAACTCGGTTTCGGCGGCCTAACCCATGAAGAGGCCCCGCCAGGCACCACCTCAAGACGCCTGGCGGGGCGGCCACCCCACGGCCGCGGAGGGAAGACACGCGGTCCTTGCGGGGGGCGTCGGGGCCCGGCCGCCGCGGGTCGGTGGGGCCGCGGCGACCGGGGGTCAGGTGTAGTACTCCGGCTTTCCACCCCAGAGCTGGGCGCGGCGCTCCGCGCGCGCACGCTCCTGTCTGATGTGCGCCTCTTCGACCTTCCACCAAATCCACTCGTAGCTGTCGGGGTCGGGTCGGCCGGACAGGTCGGGGGACTCCACCGCGTACTCGGCGAGGATGCGCCGCCGTACGTCGTCCTCGACGTGCGGGGCGGTCATCGCGACCCCCCAGGGGGTGGAACCCGCACGTGCCCAACGCCCCTCGTTGCGTGGGCGCGTGCGGGATCTACGGCGCGGCGGCTGCACGCCTGGGCGGGTCGGGCGCCGCCGCGCCTGCTCTGGTCACGCACCGGTGAACTCCATGACGAGCGTGCCGTCGCCGTCCCGGTGCGCGCGGATCACGGGCAGGTGGTCGTACCGGAAGGCCGCGAACCGTGAGCCGTCCGGCCAGGCCCGTTGAATCCGGCCGTGCGCGCCCGGCTGGCGCATCTTGTCCATGGCCTCAGCGAGGTAGCACATGGCCCGGCCGAAGCTGCGGGCCACGCCGGTGGCCGTGCGGCCGGTGCCGTCGTGGCACTCCCACGGGTAGACCGCCGGGGGCGGCATGATGACGGGCCTCGGGTCGGGGCGGCACACGATCCCGGTCCTGGCCCTCATCGCATCCCTGCCCGGCACACGTCCTCGGCGGTGCGCATCTCCGCGATCAGGTCCTGGACGTTGCGCGCCTGCGCGTACAACCCGCGCGGCGCGTTCCAGAGCGGGAGGGCGAAGAACCGGCGCGAGGCAACGCCGTACAGGACATGCCAGTACGGTTCGAGCTGATCGAGGTCGGCGGCGGCTGCTCGGCACGCGGCCTCGAAGGTCAAGGGCCAGACCGGGGTGTAAGGCCGTCCCGGCGCGTGCTGGCCTGTCCTAAAGTGGCTCACGGATCGCACCTCCGACGTGCGGTCAAGGAGCCCGTACGGCGTGACCGCGCCTGCGGGCTCCGCTTACGTGGACGCCCCCCATCTCAACGCTGAGTAACCGCACATGGACAGATGCGGCTAGGGGAAACTAGGGGATAAAGGCGTCCCCGAGCCCCCGAGGTGTTCGCCGTGACGAAGAACTCGGCCCTGGCCGACCGGCTGCGCGCCGCGCGGCTCGCCCGCGGCTGGGCCCAGAAAGACCTCGCGCGCCGTATCGCCGAGATCGCCGCGGCGATGGACATCCCCATGCCGCAACGGTCCTCTTTGATCCGGCTGGTGAAGAGCTGGGAGAGCGGCGCCCACCGGCCGCGTGACCCGTACCCCATGCTGATCTCGCGGGCGCTTGAAGTCGAATCGGCCGCCCTGTTCGGCACGGAGCCGACGCCCGTCCCGACGCTGGAGATCCCGTCGCTGGCCCCCGACGCCGACCTGTACGAGAGGATTACGCGCGTCGTCGAGGACCCTCAGCGGATCGACATCGCGACGATCGAGTGGCTGGAACGCTGCCTCGCCGAGCACCGCCGCATCGAGGACACCCTTGGTAGCCGGCCGCTGCTTCCTGTGGTGCGCGCTCAGCTCTCGACGGTGGCAGACCTCGCCCGCGGAGCCACTGGGCCGCTCGGCGACCGCATCGTGGGCGTGCTGGCGGAGTACGCGCAGTTCGTGGCGTGGATGTGCCAGGACTCCGGCGATCTCGCCGCAGCGCTGCGCTGGTACGACCGGTCGCACGCCTGGGCTCTGGAGGCCGGAGACGCCTCCCTCGCCGCGACGACGCTCAATATGAAGGCACACCAGGCGTGGAGCCTGAAGGACCCCCAGCGATGCGTACGGCTCGCCGAGGCGTCCCGCTGGCACGATGGCCGAACCTCCCTCGGAGTCCAGGGGATGGCCGCTCAGATGAGCGCACGCGGGCACGCCCAGATGGGCGAGGCCAACCAGGCGCGCACCCGCCTGGGAGAGGCCGAGGAGCTGATCCGGCGTGCGGCGGAGCACCCGGACGACGAACCCGCGTGGATGTACTTCTACGGCGAGCACTGGTTCCTGATGCAGCGCGGCATGGCCGAACTGGAGCTCGGCGAAGGACGGCGCGCGGCGGAGTTGATTGAGCGCGGTCTGTCGGGCCTGCCGGAGTCCTACCGTCGCGACCGGGCCTGGTTCGGCGCGTGCCTGGCCAGAGCACACGCTGTCGAGGGCGACGCCGAAGCAGCGGTGACGGTGGCCGTGGCCACGGCCCCGGATGCCGCCGCGGTGAACCCGTATGCCATGACGGAGCTTCGAGCCACAGAACATGCGCTAGCCGAGGCCGGCGCCCGCGTGGCCGCCGAGGCGGTAGGCGACGCGCTCGCCGCGCTCGGCTCTCCAGATCAGCCTGGAGAGGTGTAGCACCCCCTGGGCATGACGAAGGCGCCCCCGCCCCTCCCCGCGTGGGGATGGAGCGGGGGCGGTGCTGGTCGTGCGCCGGGCCAGCGTCAGAAGCGGTCGCCGTGCTGCCCCTGGTAGCCCCGAGTCCGCGCCGCCTCGCCACCCTCGGTGTTGGGTACGAGGTAGACGCCGACCGCGGTCGCGAGGGCGATCACCAGGTTGACCCACTCGTTGCCGGTGATGACGCCATCGGAGACGACGGCCTCGCCGGCGACGACGACGGCGCCGGTCGTGGCGAGGATGCTCTTCCAGTACTTTCCGATCTTCATGTGCCCCTCCACGGGACGGCCCTCGGGCGAGGGCGAGGATGAGGAAGGCCAGCCACGGGCGCGGCTGGCCTGGATGAGGTAGAGGCGGACGAGGTCGTCGAGCACCGGTCAGGTGCCGGCGGGCGTGTCGGGCACGTCGAGGCGGATCGTGATGCCCTCGATCGCGGCCTCGATCCGGGCGATGAGCGCGTGCGGATCGATCTCGGCGTGGTGCGCGGCCAGGGCCGCCGCCAGCTCGCGGTTCGCCACCATGAGCGCGTCGAGCTTCGCGCCCAGCGTGGCGAGCGTGGTGCGCTGCTCCAGCGACCACTTCGCGACGTTGACCAGGATGTTCCCAGCCTGCCACGAGGGGTTCTCCGGCGTGCCGAACGGCACCTTCAGCTCGTGCTGCCAGGTCTCCTTGGCGGTGGCCATGGCGGGCTCTCCCTTCATGAGCCGGGCGACCTCGGCCCGGAACGCGGTCATGTCGATGCTGTGGGGGTCCACCTTCTGCCGGTTGACCTCCTTGTGGCCCTTCACCGCGGCGGCGGTCAGGCCGAACTCGCGGCACAGCTCGGCGCACAGCGCCTTGAAGGCGGCGAGCTGTACGGCGGGCCAGGGCGCGCGGCCGTCGTTTTCCGCCTCGATGCCGATCGAGCTGCTGTTGTCGTGGTCGGGCGACGTGGACGGGGCGTTGTGCCAGCACCGGCCGGCGGCGACCACGTAGATCGTGCCGTCGCGGCGGAGCCAGAAGTGGCTGAGCGGCCCGTCCAGCCCTGGCCAGCCGTCGCGCACGATATGCATGTCAGCCCATCCGGCGGTGTGGTGGCAGACGATGCCGCGCACCTCGGGCTGGGGGCCGTGGCCGCGCGTACGCCACCCGGTCACCTCGACCACCGGGCAGCCCGTACGCTGCGCCACGTCGGCGAGCTGCGTCAGCCACGGCATGGTCAGTCCTCCAGTCCTTCGAGGTGGGTGCCGAGCGTCTTCTTGACCTCGCCGAGCTTCGTCTCGACCCGCTTGACCGCGTCCTTCAGGCTGGACCCGTCGTTGGTGGTGACCTCGTGCCGGACGGCCACGACCTCCTGCTCGACCCGCTCCAGCCGCTCCATCACCCCCGGCCGCGCCGGGACGCCCGGCCTAGGCGGCTCCCCACGCCAGTCGTCGAGGAAGTCGTCGATGCCCTGGAACAGCCGCCACAGGTACCGCCCGATCCGGGCGAGCACGAACAGCAGGCCGAGACCGCCGGCGATGATGCCCGCGATGATGAACACGTCCAGCGTCGCGTTGCCTCTCACGGCGTCATCCGGGTCAGCCGCATCACCGATCCGCCCCGGACCCGGGTCGCGGTCGCGTTCGCCACGCCCTGCGCCCACCGGAACTGCAGCGTTCCCGCAGTGCCCGCCACGGTGAGCACGCCACGGATCGGGATGACGACGTTGCTGCCGGACCCGATCAGGCCGACGTTGGGCAGGTTCGTGATGCCTTGCAGCGACCTGGACACCGCATCGACGCCCGTGGTCGCCGCGGTGGTGAGCCCGTCGCTGATCCAGTCCAGGTCCGCCCCGGCCGGGCCGGTCCAGCCGATCTGGATCTCGGCCGCCGCCGCACCGTCCGCCTTGATGAACGCATCCAGCCAGTACACGGTGTTGGCTTCAACCGGCAGGAACAGGTGGTCGTCGTTCTGAGGCGTGATGCTGTTGGTCACCGACTCATCGCCCGGTTTGATCGCGTACGCGGACTGGGCGAAGACGTTCATCAGATTGGCGGCGGTCAGCACCTCGCCGGCGGTGAAGGTGTGAAAGGCCACGGTGTGGTCTCCTCCTCAGTAGGCCAGGGCGTTGCTGTCGAGCACGCCGAGCACGGGATGGTCGAGGGTCAGGAACGACATCCGCTCGGCCGACTGCAGCGACCAGGTGGTCTCCCAGTTGTCCAGGCCGATCTCGTGGGCGATGCCGCGGATGAAGCAGTCCCGCTCGATCGGGTCGCCGCCGCCGGGCGGCCGGCGGATGATGGTGATCCTGTCGCCGATCTCGCGGGCGAGCACCTGCGGGAACAGGGCGTCGGGGTCACGAAGTGGCTTGATGCGGATGGAGTCGAACCGCACCTCGGGCTCGTGGCTCACGTGCAAGATCCACGCGGCGTAGTCGGCCACCTCGGCGTCGGTCTCCAGCAGCAGGTCCGACCGGTCGAAGGTGCGGATCTGGAACTCGGCCTGGCTGATGAGATCCTGCTCGACCTGCTCGGTGCCGCCGACGCGGGTCAGGCGCACCTCGTTGTACAGGGTGGCGTCGTCGGTGGAGATGGACAGCCCCTTGTCGGCGTACCGCAGCTCACCATCCTGGTCACCGAACACCCCTTGCGGGGTATTGGAGCGCTCGTCCTGCAGCAGGGCCAGACGCCCCCGAAACGTGACGTGCCCGGACCCGTCCACATACAGCTCGCCCGCCTCGGAGTCGGCGACAAGCTGCAGCTCGGCGAGCGGGTCACCCTCCAAGGTGGTGGCCTGCAACGTCGAGTCGCCGGCGGCAACCATGCGGTCCAGCTCCGGCCAGTTCGCCGAGTCGAGGATGCGGTTCACGCGGGCGCCGGAGTCCTCCCCGGCACCGACCGGGGCGACAGCGGCCCTCCTCCGGTTGCCGAGCACCTTGAAGCCGTCCGTGCACGGCACGGTCGTCTCCGCCCACTCCGGGCCGTCCCATTCCAGGTCCCACGAGTCGGCGAACCCGCGCCACACCGGGTAGGTCACCCCCGCCCAGGTGGCGCGGATGCGGACCTCACGCATCGGGGTGACCTGCGTGCGCCCGGCCGCGACGTACGGCCCAGACATGTTCGTCGGGTCGAACCGGCGGTCAGCGTTGTCGAGGCGGATCGTCGCCCGGCCCGCCTCATACCGGATCACCGGCCCCTCGATGCGGCTGGAGCCGCGCGAGGTGGACACGCCCCGCCCGTAGGCCGACACGTCCTCCCACAGGTCCGACCCGGCCAGCGTGCCCATGTCGAGCAGGCCGCGCGAGGCGTCGTCCAGGTGCAGCGCGGTCCCCATGACGGCGCCGGTGCTGAACGCCACCTCGATGTGCACCTCAGGAAGCTGTGACAAGCCGGCCCCCCTTCCGCGCGTACTCGGTGAGCGCCTGGTTGATCTCCCGCCCGATCGCGGCCCGGTCGGCGGTCGGCGCCACCTGGACCGTCACGTGCACGTTGGTGACCTGGGTGACGTGGCCGCCGCCGGTCATGCCGAAGTCGCGGGCCATCTGCGCTACCAGCCCCATGGCGCGGGGCCGGTGCGCCGGGTCGTAGGGCACGAACCCCTCGGGGTGGCGGCCCTCGCCGAAGAGGACCGTGGGCCTCGACGTGATGCCGGGGCCCGGGCGGCGTCCGCCGGCGGCGTAGCGTTCGATCCCGCCGCGGGCGTAGCCCTGCATCGCGCGCAGGACCTCGGCGATCTCCTCCTCGCTCATGCCGGTGGCCGCCGCCAGCGCGGCCGGGTTGGACGCGCCGCGCCGCCGTGCCTCGCGGACGGCGAGGATCTGCGGCAGGTAGTCCAGGGTGCGCTGCTGCCGCGCCGCCGTGCTCACCTGCTTGTTCAACGAGCGAAGCTTGGCATCGGGCAGCTTGGCCGCCTCGGCGGCGATCTTCTCGGCCTCGGGGCCGCCCATGGCCACGAGCTGTTGCGCCAGCTCCGGGTAGCCGCGCTCTTCGATCCGCTTGATGTTGCGGATGAACGCCGCCATGTTCTTGATGCCGAGAGCGAGCCCGGCCGACAGCTTCGCCACCGGCGACAACCGGGCACGGTTGTAGCGGGCCTCGACGGTGCGCAGCTTGTCGGTGGCCGCGGCCAGGTCGCGCCGCTCCTTAGCCACCCGCGCCTCAGAGTCAGCGATGGTCCGGGCGCTGCGGTTCTCGCGCCGGTCCTCCCGTAGCTTGCGCTCGGCGCGGCGCAACTGCTCGACGGCATCCTTACGCCGCCGCAGAGCTTCGGTCACGTCCGATCTGGTGGTGCCCTCGGCCGCGCCGAGCCACCGGTCGATGAACTCGGAGATCGGCACCCGGGAGACCAGGCCACCCGTGGCGTACCCGCGCACCAGTCCACCGCGGGCGAACTTCCCGGCATTGATCGCCTCCAGCAGTTGGCGGTGCCTGGCGGTCGCGCGGGCGTTGACGACGAACTCCCCGTCGCTGAGCCATGCGGGGATGCTGTCGCTGGTCGAGGTGCCGGGCCCGGACACCATGCCGCCGGTGGAGCCGTGGAACTCCCGGGACGTGCCCGGGTTGCGCGGCGTGGACCAGTCGCCCCGCCGCACGGCGGTAATGGTGACGGTCTTGTTCTGGATGCGCCCGAGCAGGGTCCGAGTTGTGTTCAGGGCGTTGTTCGCCGCCCGGGTGTTGGCCTCGATCTTCACGACCTTGCCCGAGGGCAGCACCTTGACCCGGTTGCCGAACCGGTCGGTGACGATGGTGGCGCCCTTGGCCCGCTCGATCGTGTACCCGAACCCGCCGGCGAGCGCGTCCAGCGCGGCGCGGCCCTGCTTGCTGCTGCCGGCCAGCCGCACCAGCATCGCGGCGTTGGCCTCGAAGGCTGCACTGGACCTCTTGGTGGCGCCGGTCGCCTCGGCCTCGGCGGATGCCCAGTTGGCCAGGTCGCCGAGCAGCCGTTCCAGCAGTTGCGACCGCTCCAGCGCGCTGACGTTGCCCTCTTTCAGGGCGCGTCGGGTCTCGGCCAGGCTGTCGCGCCAGTTGTTCGACGCTGACAGCGCCGCCAGCGCGGGCTCGAAGAACCGTTCCAGAGCGGTGGTCAGGCGGTCCACGTCGTTGGCGGCGTCGCCGGCGCCCGTGGCGGCCTCGGCGAACGCCCGCGCGGCCTCGAACGCGCCCTCGGCGGCGCGGCGGGCAGCATCGCCGGAACTGTCCAGGTCCGGGCCGACCGCCCCGGCGGACTCATACCAGTCCTCGATGCCGGACAGCAGGCCGTCCCACTCATCCGCGAGCCGGCCCACCCCGTCGGCCGCCCCCTTGCCCGCCGAGGACAGCAGCTCGACCACCGAGGCGATGTCGTCGGCGTGCTCCTCGGTGGTCTCGGCCAGCTCGGTGATCGCGTCACCGATGTTCCCGAAGACCACATCCGATCGACTGGCGAGAGCATCGAGCAGCGTGCCGAAGCCCTCGGCCACCGGGTCGAGCGCGGGCCCCAGGTTCTCAGCCGCTCCCGCCCCGACCCGCGCCACAAAGCCATCGATCTTGGGGGCGAGCTTGGCGAACGCGTCCTCAAGATCGGGAGCCAGGTCGCGGCCGACCTCGCGCGCCACCCCGGCCGCCCGTAGCAGGCTGCCCTCCAGAGGCTCGGCGATGTCGGCCAGCTCCGTCTTGGCGTCGGCGGCCAGGTCGGAGAACTCGCGCTTGACCTGGGAGGACTGGGCGGCGGCGACCAGGCCGACCGCGGCCAGGCCGCCGCCGAGCGCGGCCGTCACCCCGGCCGCCGCCACGCCCGCGGTCGCCGGCAGGGCGGCGATGGCCGCGGCGAGCAGGGCGACGCTGCCCGGCCCCATCTTGCCGATGGTGCCGAACAGGTCGGTGAAGGTCCGGTTGGCGTCGGCCGCGCCCTTGGTGACGCTGTCCAGGGCGCGCTTCTTGTTCAGCCGGTCCAGTTCGTCGGAGAACCGCTTGGCGGCGCCCTGGGAGGCGCGGGCCGCAGCGATGAACCCCTTCGGATCGCCATCGATCTTGACGTTCAGGTCACGCTTGGGCACGGCTCACCTCCTCCTCGACGTTCGGCACCAGCACGATCCGGTGACCGGCCCCTTCGGGCAGGCCCTTGGACAGCACCTCGATCCGCGCGCACCCCGGGCACTGCTCGGCCTTCGGGGTGTAGGCATCCGCCCGGCCGCCCTGCGCCGGGTCCCACTCGGCGCGGCGCGTCCCGCACCCGCCACATGTCTGCCGCTCGCGGACGTGCTGCCAGATCGCCTTGTCCCGGTCGTCGGCATCCCACGACAGGAACACCGAGTGCGGGATGCGGTAGCGGGCCGCCACCTCGACCTCCAGCGCTAGCTGATGGTCTCGATCCAGCCTTTTGGGAGCGTGCCGTCCGGTGCCCGCACGTTAACCGCCAGCGCGGCCTGCTCCAGCGCCGCCACCTCACCATCGGAGCAGGAGGTGGCCAGGAACTCCGCCCACTCCTCGCCGGTCATGTCGCCGGGCAGGCACTCCAGCAGCAGCGCCCGAGGGAACGTGTCGGTGTTCCACTCGCGGTCGTCGCTGCCCTCGCGCGGCGGGTGCGCGGCCACCAGCGCCTCCAGGTCCCCCGGTGGGAGCGCGGTGACGGTCACGGTGGCGTAGCACGCCTCCAGCGCCGCCTGAGCCGCGGTCACGGCCTCGCGGGCGGCGGTCACCTCTTCCGGGGCCGCGCCGCGCGCCTGTGCCAGCCGGAGCGCCACCACCGCCTCCTCCGCCGCCCGCTGAGCGGCGGCGGTGTCGTCCACCTGGAGGCGGCACGGCACGCTCGGCCGCTGCCGGGCCCGCAGCCGATCCCTGAGCGATCCACCCACCACGGTTCCCCTCTCACCCTTTCCAGCCGTGCTTGCGGCCGATCTGAATCACCAGCAGCCCGAGGGTGCGGGTCACGATCCCGCCCTTCTCCTGCACCGCGTCGATCAGGAACGGGCGCGCCACCTGCGTCACCCACACCTCGCGGTTGCCGTACACCGGGTGCCGGAAGGTCCCGGGGTCGCCGAGGTTTTCGTACGGGCGCGCGTGCGGCGCCCGCTTGGAGTTCACGACGATCGACACGCCGCCCTTGCGTGCGGTGAAACCGACCTTGATCCGCGTCGCTCTCGGGATGCGGCTCGACCACGAGGCGTTCGCCCGCGCGGCGGCCAGGATGGGCTTGGCCGCGCGTACCAGCGCCGGCCGCAGCTCCTTGCGCAGGTCGGGCGGGATCTTCCCGAAGTCGCGCACCAGGCGGCGCAGCTCCTTGTTGCCGTCGAGGCGGACCTCGACCATCAGGCCGTCGCCCGCGCCACCGGGCCGGACGTGGGGTAGGTGACGGACTTCGCGGCCAGTTCGCCGATCGACCCGCCCACCACGTGCTGCGCGATGAACACCTCGCCCGTGTAAGACGGGTTGCCGACGCCAACCGCGTCCGCGGTCGGTCGCACCTCGAAGGGCACGACCGTGCCGAACAGTGGCCACAGGGTGGCGTCCACCTCGCCGGCGGCGAAGTCGTCGATGAACTCGATCGCCAACTGGCCGCTCTTGAGACCGCCGGTCACGCGGGTCCAGCCGTCGCCCATCGCGGTCGGGTCGAGCTGCGCCGCCTCGACGGTCAGCGTCCCCGCCCGCACCCGATCGGACAGGTTCACGCCGTTGATCTCTACGTACTCGTTCGTCAGGGCCAGCACGGCCATGGGGTCCTCCAGACATGACGAAGGGCCCGCACCCGGCGGGCCCGCGGTGGGGGTGGGCTACTGGACGGCGAGGGCGGCGGCCACGGTGAACTCGCCGGTGATCGAACTCACGTCGAGCCGCCAATGGGTATCGGTGATCGGCCCGGGGACGGGCGTCACCCACATGCCGCCGGCGGCGGCCAGCGGCCCGATCGATGCCCGCACGGTCGGGGAGGCGAACCCGGCGGAGTCGTCGGACTCGATGTCCAGGCTGATCGACGTGCCGGGCGTGCCCAGGACGTGCACGGTGGCGTACAGGTGCTGGCCGGCGGCGACCGCGCCGAGGTTGACCACCGAGCCGAGCACGCCTGTCGCGTCCACGCTCTGCGCCGCGGCGGCGAGCTGGCCGCGCACCACGCCCGCGCCGCCGGTCGAGCGCGCCTCCAGCGTGAACGGCGCCAGCTCCCCGATCGTGCCGAGCAGGTTGTAGGTGAAGTGGCCGCCCTGCCACAGGTACGCCACCCCGCCCTCGGCCTGCTGCGGGCCGAAGGTGAACACGCGGTCGGCCACGCCGAGGTCGGCGTACGCCTGCGGGTCCACCGCGTCGGAGGCGGCGGACTGCCAGAAGCCGCCCATGGAGAAGGTGCCGGACTTGAGACCGCCGCCAGCAAGCGTGGTCCACCCCTGGTGGCAGAACGTGGTCCTGTCGAGGGTGGCGGCCTCGGCGTTCAGCGCGAGCTGGTTGGTGTCGCAGGTGAAGTTGTGCGCGTGCACGTAGCAGTAGGCGTTGGTCAGCGCGATGGCGCTCACTCCGCCACCCCCTGCCCAGACTGATCGGCATGCTCGCGCCGCTTGCCCTTCGCCGGAACCGGCGCGATGTGGCCGGCGGCGAGCAGCGCGGCGACGTTGACCCGCCGCGGGTCCAGCTCGACGACGTCGCCCGGCGCGGCCCCGGCCACATGCCGCGGCCCGGTCACTCGGTAGGTGTCCACGATCCTCCCTTCTCAGCCGGGCCCGACCACGCGGACCAGCAGCTCAGCGCCGAAGTACTGCACCTCACCGACCTGGTAGAGGCTGTAGCCCTGCACGGCCATCAGGTGCAGGTCATGCGCCAGCCCGCCCAGCGCCATCTCCCCGGGCGCACCACGCGCGGCCTCCAGCGCCGCCTTCACGCTGTCGGGCCCGGACCCGGACAGGTAGCGGTCCAGCGCCTCCTGCCCGGAGCGGTCATCGCCCCGGGAGACGAGCAACCGGCACGTGATCTGCAGCTCGTCCAGGCCGCGTCCCATCGCGGCGTCGTACTCGATCTCGACCTCACCCGCGTAGAAGCACGGCTCGGCGGGCGCGTCGGGGACGTAGCCGAAGCAGTTCAGCGAGGGGATCGCGTCGCGTACGGCGTCGGCTATCGCCGCACGGACGGCACTGATGTTCATGCGAACCCCGGCAGCATGTACGGCTCGATCAGCGCCCGCACATCCGGGTCCAGGTGCGGCACCCGCACCAGCCCCCACTCCCCAGACCCGGCGACCCCCTCGGGGGAATCCTTGCGCCGGTAGAGCCGAGCCGCCTGCAGCAGCGTGGCCTGGGCGATCTCATCCGGTACGGCCGGCCACCCCCAACGGGCGGAGACGCGGACCCGGGTCGTGCCGGTGCCCCACGTGCCCGTAGCGAGCAGCAGGCCCGTGATGGGCCGCTCCTCGGTCAGGGCGTTGTCCGGGCTCGTCTCGTACCCCGTCACCGCGCTCCACGTGCTCCCACGGCCGGTCTCCACGACCAGGCCCGTAGCCGAGCCGACGTCGTCGATCAGCAGCAGGTCACCCCGCTCGTCCCGTAGCACCCGCCCCTGAGGGTGGTACGTGCGGGCAGTAGCGGACGGGTCGAGCCAGAACCGGCGGCCGGTCTTCTTGTCGATCGCCCTCGACGCGGCGGCCAGGGCCGCGGTCAGCAGGTCGTCCCGCTCCGCGTCGGTGATCTTGAGCGCCAGCTTGAGCGTGGCCAGGTCCGCGTACTCGTTGGCCACGTCAGGTCGTGTCCTTGCGCGGCGCCCGGCGGCGGCGCGGCGGCGTCGATCGGTCCTGTGCCTTCTCGCCACTCGCGGTCGTGGGCGGTGCGTCGCTGGGCGGAGTGTGGCCGCGCAGCGCCAGTTGCTCGTCCACGGCGGCCACGCGGTCGTCCAGGCCCCCCTGCACGTAGCCCTCCCGCTCCCGCAGCAGCGCGGCGACCATCGGATCATCGGTCATTGCTCGTTCCTTCGGAGGAGCCGGGGCCCGACCGCAGCCCGGACCCCGGCACGTCAAGGGATCAGACGCCGGTGAACGTCGGCGTGACCAGGCCGGTCCCACTAACCTTCCGGGCCTGGGCGTACCGGGCGTGGGTGTAGGCGAAGTAGCCGTACACGACCAGCAGGACGCCCAGGCTGGCCGCGGCCGGCTGCTCGGCCCGGATGAACAGCGGCGCCGAGGAGTCCTCCCACAGGTGGCACTCCATGCGGTCCACGAGGTAGATCTCATCCTCGTTGGTGCCGGCGCCCAGGTTCGTGGCGATGTTGTTGTCCACGATCACCGGAGTGCCGTTCGGCAGCACACCGCGCACGCCACGGCCGTACGCCTCGGCATAGTTCGCGCCGAGGGTCTGCGGGACGACGCCGGGCTGGGTGATGAGCGGCCACGTGGAGCCCATGGCGTTCTGGAGCCAGTACCAGCGGCGGGAGTGCATGACCGCGATGTTGTCGCCGGAAGCCATGTCCAGCAGCGCGGACTCCACACCGGCCAGAGCCTCGATGATCTTCGGGTACGCCTCGGCCGCGGTCGGCGAGGCGTCGGTGTAGGTCACCGCCGTGGCCACGTTGGTCAGGCCGGTCGTGGCCTGGTTGATCAGCGTGGAGTCCAGCGTGGTCGCGTACCGGCGGAACAGGTCATCCAGGACCACCGGCTCGACGCCGCTGCCACGCTCGATCGCCTGACGCGAGATGGTCTGCTGGCCGGCGTTGGTCTGCACGTCGATGGTGAGCAGCGTGTCATCCATGTTCTGCTCCGACACCGCGGTGTTCTGCGTCGCCTGGATGCCCACACTGGTGGAGGTGGTGATCCTCGACAGGTTCACCGTCATGCCCTCCGGCGGCAGGTCGTGCCGCCGGATCGCGTCGGCGAACGGGCGGCGGGCCGCCGCGGCGGGCGCGTACAGGTCGGTGAGGTACTGCGGCACCACCAGACCGGAGAACGCGCCGGTGCCGACTGCGCGCTCCAGGTAGGCCGCGCGCTCCACCCGCTCCTCTGCCATGTGCCGCATCAGCCGCTCACGCGCCTCGTAGTCGCCCAGGAACGCCGCGGCCACGTCCCGCTCGAACCCGGCACCCTTGCGGTCCAGGTCAGGCCGGTACGTGCGCTCCTCGACACCGACGCGGCCCACACGGTCGTAGGCGGGCGGTCGGGTGCCGGTCGGGGCGGTGCGGGCGGCCAGCGCGGCGATCTCCTCCTCGCGCTGCTGCTCGGCCTCCAGCTCCTCCAGGGCCGCCTGGCGGCGGGTCACCTCGGCGTCGGCCTCGTCCCGCGCGGCGACGCGCTCGGCGACGGCCTCCTCGGTGAGGTCCGGGTCGGAGCGCAGCGCCAGCAGCGCCTCCTGCTCCTGCTGCCGCTTGGCGATGGCGGCGGCGAGGTTCTCGCGCGCCTGCTTGATCAGATCTGCGAGCGTCATGGCTCGTCACTCCTTGCTCGTGATGGTTTCCAGACGCCCCGGTCCAGGTCAGACGGCCACCCGAGGCAGTGCGCCGGGTGGGCTCGTGCGCGCAGAGCGCAGGGCAAAGCACCCGCCCGAGGGCGGGAAGTCCAAGGGGTCAGCGGGCGAGCGCGATCTCCAGCAGCGCGCGGGCCCTACTCGACGGCGCGGGCTTCTGCTGCCGTAGCGCGGCCTCGGTCGCCGGGTTCGCGCCGTAGCCGACGATGGCCACATCGCCGCGGTGGATGTCGTACCGGGTGATCCGGTACTCGGTGTAGTCCGGCGACCATTGGCCCGACTCGATCCGGAACGCAAAGCTCATCTCATCGATGAGCCCGGCCCGCAGCTTGGGCGCGATGTACGCCACGTCGTAGTCGCCCGGGTCCAGCGCCGGGGCGTGAACCGACAGCCCGGTCTCGTCCTCGGCCAGCACCAGCGTGCCGGTCGTGGTACGAGCCAGACGCCGGAGCTGGTCATGCCCGAGCACCAGCGGCACGTCCAGGTCGGCCCGCGCCAGCGACTCGGCACCGGCGCCGGCCGAGACGATCTCGGTGTACGGGCCCCACATGTCCCACATCTCATACTCGCGCTCGTACACCGTGGCGTACCCGGCGAACTCCAGCAGCCCCGACCCGCCGGCGGCCTCGCGCAACTCGATCCGCGCGGGCACCCGGGCGGCGGCGCGGGCGGTGGGGTGCTCGGCGCATCGGCGCTGGGAGGGGCGGTCGGCGCGCTGGCGCACGTGCTGGGCGCGGGCCGTCGCCGCCTCGGCGCGGGTGGTCGCGGTCATGGTGTCGCTCCTTGCTGACAGCCTTCGTCCATGTGCGGCCTGACGTGATCGTCGATGAGGTTGCCCAGGAAGGCGGGCCTGCCGAGCCTGCCGGTCGGCCACGTGGCCCCGCACCGGTGCGTGAGCCACATGGCGCCCGCGTCGTCGGTGATGACCTCGTAGCCCGACAGGTCGCCCAGCCATACCGTTTCGCCGCTGCTCATGCCGCTCCCGATGTCGCGGTGGTCGGAGTGGTACGGGGCACGCCGAACAGGGCCTCGAACTCGGCGATCTGCTCGGGCGTGAGCGGCGGCAGGTCCTCCAGCGCGCGAGCCTCGTTCGGGGTCAGCGTGCGCGAGTTGATCCGGGTCTGCAGCGTGCGGGCCCGCGCCTCCGGGTCCATGGCCAGCAGCGCGCTACGGTTCAGCTTCACGTACCGCGGGCCGGGCACCAGGCCCCGCGTCAGCGCGTCCTCACGCCTGGACACGGCCGGCCCGAGGTTCATGATCAAGAACTGCAAGTTTCTTTGTGTGATCGACGCGTACGTGATGTGGCCGGTCGAGACAGCGGCGTCGATCAGGTCGGACGGGCAGCCGAAGAACCGGGCGATGTCGGTCAGGCCGAACTGGCGAGCCTCGATGAACGCGCTCTGCTGGGCGACCGCCTGGATGGGCTTGTACTCCCAGTCGTGGCCGTGCACGAACAGGTCGCCGTTCGCCACGGACGCCTTGAACGCATCCTTGGCGATCCTGGCTTCGTCAGGGTTGATCTTCTTGGCGGTGTTCTTCAGCTCGGCCAGCGGCACCGCACCCCCCGCGAACCAGTCCTTGGCGAACCGTGACGCGTTCAGGTTCTCCTCGATCGTCCACGCGGCGTACGCCACCGGCGACAGCCCCAAGGGCAGCCCGGCCACCGTGAACTGCTTCTCATGCCACACCTCGTGCGGGTCGTACTCGACTCCGGCGATCACGTACTTGGTGATCTGCGCGCCGGTCGCTCGCACGGTTACATCCGACAGCGCCACCAGGTCGATCCGCGACGGCAGGTTGTGCCCGTCCGGGCCGGGCACGCCCGACCGCTCCGTGACCAACCCGAAGCAGTTGCCCGCCCGGTCCAGGTCCACCTGAGTGGAGTACAGCCACTCCTTGATGCCCACGCGCTGCCCGCCCGGGGAGACCAGCACCGGCGGCGCGGGCACCTCGACCTGCACGCCGGCCACCCGCCGGTACACGTCCACAGGCATCGTGGACACCAGGTCCGCCCGCAACCTCAGGCACGCCCACACCGCCGAATGCCTCAGCGCGGTGTCGTTGGTGACGGTCACCCCGCCGGCCCCGGTGCGCAGGCCACGGCTCAGCGCCAGCAGGTCCTCCGCGCTGGTGATCTGCGCCTCACGCGCCAGCGCGCCCCGCAGCCTCGACCAGAAGCCCACGAACCCCTCCTCTCATCAGCCGAACGAGTCCGCCACGTCGTAGTCGTCGGTCACCAACGGCCCCCGCACCAGCAGCGCCCACCGCGCGAGCGTCACCGCGAAGAACGGCGACACATCGGTCAGCGACCGGCGCCGGTCCAGCGCCCACGCATCCCCGAACGGCCGCGTCCGCGCCCCGGTCACCGCCGCCGTCAACAGCGGCTGGTCACGGTGCGCCGCGATGCCCTGCTTGATCGCGTCGGCCATCTGCCCGCACGCCTCCACGATGTCCCCCGTCCGCATCACCACCAGGTGGCCGCGCTCCGGGTTGTCCTTGTCCTCCGGCGCGTCCACGCCGGCGGCCACCAGGTCGTCGATGAGCGACCCGGCCGGGGAGCCCGTCGAGGCGATGGCGACCACCAACGGGTCCCACAACTCGCGCAGCCGCACGACCGCGGGCACCACCCAGTCCGTACCGGCCCGGCGGTCCACCAGCTCCAGGTGCACCCGCCCGTCGTCCCGCCGGGAGGCCAGGCCAATCGAGGCGTGCTCCCGATCGTGAGACACATCGACCGCGAACGCCACCTCATCGCCGGGCCGCGAGCCGGGGTCCACCAGGCCGGGCCACGCCTTCACCGGCACGTTCGGGTCCTGCGGAGGTGTCGCCTTCCGGGTCCGGTTCAGGTACGCCCGGTCGAACTCGGCGGCGTCGAGCTTCTCCAGCTCCGCCCGCACCGTCTCCGGCGTCACCGTGAACCCCAACGCGGGCAGACACCTCGCCCACGTCGCCGGATCGTCCCGCGGCAGATCATCGGGCGCGAACCACTCAAAGTACGCCACGCGCGGGTGCTCGCCGGTCTCCCACAGCCGTTCGACCAGCTCGCGGCCGGCGGCGCGCTTCTTGTTCAGCCACAGCGACCGCTCCGTGCCGCCCGCACTGGCCCACCACAGTTGCGCCATGGCGCGGGTGAGCATCGCCGGGGAGAACGCCTGTTCCAAGCGATCGTCTTCGTGCGCGAACGCCTCATCGATGAGGCCGAGGTCCAGCGGCGGGCCGTGCCCGGCCTTCTCCGTGTTCGCCGTGATCCCCATCCGCGAGCGGGTGCGGCTCCAGATGATCGCCTCGTGGCCGTTCGTCTTCCGCACCCGGTACTTCCCGGCCAGGCTGGACTCGTCCAGCGTGACCAGGAACTCGTCCTCCCAGCGTTGCCGCGCCATGCCGCGCGTCTGGGCCGCGTAGACGATGTTCTGCCGCGGCCACGCCATCGCCCGATGCACCTGCACGCCGAGCAGGAGCTGCGTCTTGCCCTCCTGTCGCGGCACCGACAGCCCCACCTCGCGGTAGGCGAAGAACCCGGTCCTCGGGTCGATCTCCAAGGCCACGTCGGAGACGTACTTCTGCCACGGCATCGGCGGATAGCCGAGCCGGTCCATCACCCGCCACAGCTTCGGCCCCAGCGACGGGTACTCAAGACGCCGCGGCGGCCCCCACAGCGGCGGAGCCTCCAGCCCGTACAGCTCACGACACTGCTCGGCGAACTCAGGAGGGCTCTGCCAGGTCTCCGAGGTCGTCATCGTCCTCCTCCGGAGCCCGAGCAGCCAGCAGTTGCGCGAGCGTGGCCCGCAACTCGCGATTCAGCGCCGGAAGCTGCCTTCCGTCCTCACCCCCGCCCGCGTCGATCTCGCGGGCCAGGGTGAACGCCATCTCCGACAGCGAGGGCTCGACCCCCACCAGGTCGCCGAGCTGGTCCACGTCGTCACGTACGGCCTTCTCGACCGGCCCCATGCCGACCTCCAACCATGATCACCATCTGAAAGATCGTTCCGGGGGGAGAAAAAGGGAGCCTTGGGCGCGGGTCTCCCACCCCTCATGATCAAAAGCCTCTGACCTGCGGAAACGTGTTTCGAGGTTCTTGGGTCTCTGACGTGCTGCAACGCGGTTCAGGGGCCGGCGTACCAGTCCCGTGAGGTGCCGAGGTCGGGCGTGCGCACGGGGCCGGCACCTCTCTCGGTGTTGCACTTCCTGCCGCATGTGGGGCAGGGCGCGTTGGCCCCGTGGGCGGGGCGCATCGCGTGGGGGTCGATGGGCTGGGCGCCGTCGATCGACACGGGCACGAGGTGGTCGGCCTCGCCCGCTCCGGGGTGGAGGCAGATGTGGCAGGTGTCGCCGTAGAGCTGGAACATCTGCTCGCGTGCTCGCCGGTAGGGGCGGCCGGCCCGGTGTCTGCTGCGCGGCATGGCCGCCTCCCGAGGTTGGGCTACTGGGCGAGGCCGAGGGCTGGGCTGAGCGTGTCCCGGAACTGGGCGGCGGCGTGGCGGGGAACGTCGATGTGGGCGGTGATCCCGCAGTCATAGGTGATGTCGAGTGTGAGGCCGGTGTTTTCGATCTGCCGCCACCCGTTCGGGGTGGGCTCGATCTCGCGGATCTGCTGACGGAAGGCGATGGACGTGGGCTGCAACGCTGCCTCCTGTGCGGTGGTGGGGGCGAGGTCCCGCCGAGTACGGGGGGGCCAGGGCTGGACCTCGCCCCGGGGGCCGCGCGTACCCCGGCAGGTACGGCGGCGGTCGCGCACGGCCCGACTCGTGCGCGAGCAAGGGGGCCGGGAATGGCGAAGGCCCGCACGGTGGCGGGCCTGGGCATAGCTGTCGCTACGCGGGTTTGATCAGTCAGTTCATAGCGTATCACCGGAATTCTTCCGGCGATGCTTGCGCTTGCGTGTCTTTTCGCAGGTGAATACATCATCTAGCCGGAAGAGTTTCGACCGGCCTCGCTTGCGTCCAGGGACGGGGGTGAGGTAGCCGCGGCGTACCCAGTTCTCGATCGCGGCTCGGGTGAAGCCGGTGAGTTCGACAACCTCGGCCGTGGTGAACAGCTCCTCCTCGTCGGTCATGGGCGCCACTCTGGCCGGTAGCGCGGGTGGTCGGCGTACGGAAGGGCCAAGTCCTGAAGGTCGCGACATCCGGTGAAGGGCTCGCCGTCCGCCTCGCTCCATCCGTGGCCGCCGTCATCGCAGTAGCCGACGCCTGACCCGCAACGCTCGTGACGGCCCAGGATGCTGCGCTTGGCCTCGACTTCCCTCAGCATTCGGGCCGGGTCGAACCGGTCGCGGTAGGCGTACTCGGCCAGTTGCGCATCCGTCACCGGCTCGCGGCGGAAACGGACATGCTTCCTGGCCGGGTCGTTCATGAATTGGTCGGTCAGGGCTTGCTTGTGCTGCTGCCAGGCCAGCACTGTCTGCTCGTCCTCGTCGAGGCGGGCGTGGATGAACTGGACGAGATCGTTCATGAGGCTTCTCCGAGCTGGTCGGCAAGGACTTGGGCGAGCAGTGACCACCGATCGTAGGGCCAAACGTGCAGGTCCGGGCGGGGCCGGTGGCAGCCGCACGTCTCGTCGCCGCAGCGGCAGGCCCGGTTGATGCACAGCACGATGTCCTTCTCCGGGAACGCCCTGAGGCTGCGGGCGTCACAGAGTGGGCACCGGCCGTTGAGGCGGCGGACGGATTCGACGTCGCCGAGGACGAGCCGGGCGTAGCGGGCGAGTCGTACGGCTTCGGCTTGGACGTGCTCGGCGAGGTCGTCCTGCTCGGCGATGCGGTCGAGCAGCCCGACCAGGCGGGTGATGCGGGCGGCCGTGGATGCGCCGCGCAGTGGGGTGAGGGCGAGCCGGTCGCACACGGCGCCCTCCAGCTCGGCGACGGCGGCGGTCATGTCGGCCAGGGCGTCGAGGACGGCGAGGTTCAGCGGGGCGCGGCCGGTGCCGAGGGCGGTGATACCGGCGGCCAGGTTGCGTTCCTTGGCCTCGCGTTCGGTGACCGCTTGGGCGTCCATCCGCCGGCGCTGCTCGGGGCTCAGGTCGCGTTGTGCCCACCGTCGCGGGGTGCCGGGGTGGACGGCGTCGGCCAGGTCCGGCAGGGCGGTCCTGAGCGCGTTGAGCGCCTGGTAGGTGGGGTCAGTGTGCATGGGGCGCTACCTCGTGGTGGCCAGCCTAGGGCTGGTGGGTGTCGGGGTCGTGCAGACGCGGCTGGCTATGGGCATCGCGCGGTCGCACCAGGTGAGGGGCACGGCATGGCGACCATCTCAGTCCTCCTCCCAGAGGGGCGGCTGGTAGCCGTGGCGGGCGGGGTCCCATCGGCGGAGGCGGCGCGGGAACGGGATCACGGCGCGGGAGCCGTCGTCCTCGTACCGCACGAGGACGTTGCGGGGGCCGCCGCCGTCCGCCCAGCGGGCGAGGATGACACAGCAGCGGGGCGGGTCGTAACGGCCGGCGAGCCGGTCGCCAGGGTCGAGGTAGGTCCGGCCGATCACGTCTCCCCCTCTGCGGCGTCGTGGTCGTGCGGGTGTGGGATGCCCTCGGCGCAGTACGGGCAGGTGATGCTGGTCTCGGTCTCGCTCATCACGACTCCTCGCACATGGGGTGCCGGGTCTGGCCCGCCTGGACGACCTTCATCGGCTCCCCGCAGGCGGCGCATTTAGACCCGGCCGTCCAGGCGTCGGCCCTGAGCGTGATGCCGGTGTAGTACCGGACCCGCTTGCCGTCCACGCGGGGCTGCGTGACCTTGACCTGGGGGACGACGGCCTGGAGGTTGCGGCCGAACATCTGGCGGGTGCCGGGGCGTACGCCGTTGTCCTCGCACCAGGTTTTCCAGCCGTCCCACAGCTCGTCCACGGAGACCTCGCACGTCGGCCCGGTTTCGCAGGAGGCGCGCACGAACGCGCCCATGGGGCTCGCTGCGTCCTGCATGGTGGTGACGGCGTCGGCGGAGGACAGTGGGACGGTGAACCGGCCCTGTTGCTTCAGTCGGGCGAGGCCGTCGAGGGCCCAGTTGAGGATGCCGGGCAGTTCTGCGATGAGCTTGTCGGTGAGGGGGGTGTCTTCGCGGCCGAGCCACGAGGCGGTCATGGTGAGGACGACGAAGCGGCGGACGATGGCGCCGGAGGCGTCACCGAAGTTGGGCAGCTCGTTGGACATGATCATGATGCGGGTGGGGAGCTTGCCGGTCCACGGGTCCTTGTATTTGCGGTCTACGTCGATCGTGTCCTCACCGGAGATGGTCAGCAGCCGTTCGACGACCTGGTGACCTTCGCGGCCGGCGAGGCGCGCGTCGGAGATGACGGCGAGGGGCTTGCCGAGGAGCGGTGAGAGGCCGAAGTTCGTGGCGATGCTGGCGAGGGTGGGGCCGGCCATGTTGCCCTTGCCGACTAGCGCGGCGAGGATGCGCCCGATGGTGCCCTTGCCGGAGCGGGGTGGGCCGACCATGAGGAGGATCTTCTGCTGGTCGGTGCGGCCGGAGATGACGTAGCCGAACCACTCTTGGAGGGCGGCGATGCTGCTGGGGTCCTCGGGCCAGATCTGGTTGAGGAAGGTCGTCCAGGTGGGTGCGGTGGCGGTGGGGTCGTAGTCGAAGGGGACGCTCACGAGGTTGAAGAACTCCGGGGTGTGGGGGTGGAGGGTGCGGGTGGCGACGTTGAGGAGTCCGTTTCGGGTGGCCACAACGGGGGTTTCGTCGTCTGGGGTGGAACGCGGTGGCACGCGATCCGCTGCATTGTGGTTCGCACTCGGAGAACCGTTGATGATCTTGCTGTTTCCGTGCGCGATAAATTGAGCCCACAATGCGTTGGATCGCGTGCCAACGCGTGCCACGGGGTCAATCCACGCCGGTGCATCCACGGTCGGCGGCAGGTGCGTGACCGCGGCAACCGCGTCCATAACGTCGGAGATCTTGCGCGAGGTGGGCGCCCACTTCACGATCTCCCGCTCGCCCTTCTTCGAGATGTGGATGTAGGTGGCGTGCTCCAGCAGCGTGTACAGCGACGCGCGGACCTCTTGGGCGTCCAGCTCGCGCCAGTGGGTGCGCTGCCAGCGCATCCACGAGCCGCGCCAGTGGCGCAGGGTCAGGGCGTCGTCCTCGTGCCAGGCCGGGGCGAGGTAGCGGGCGACGGCCATGGGGTCGGTCGGCGCCGGGATGGTCTCGCCCTCGGCCAGCAGCGGGGCGGCCGGGGGCTCGTGCAGGGCGGTCACGCAGCCCCCCGGGCGGTGGTGTCCCACGCGGCGGGGCCACCGAGGTAGTCGCCGCCGTGGCGGTGGACGGCGTGGGCGCGGATGCAGCGGGAGCACCGCCAGCACCGCGCCGGGCAGGGCTCGCCGCGGGCGGCGGCGTCGTCCAGCGCGGCGCGCTCGGCGAGGGTCCGGTGGCGGGTGACGGCGCGGATGCGGGCGGCGTAGTGGGCCCACTCGGCGGCGATGTGCTCGTGGGCGTGGGCGTGGCCGATGTCCCAGCCGGCGGCGTGGCCGTCGTGGTACCCGTCGCGGTACGCCCGGTGGACGCGCGTCTCGATGTCGTCGAGGGCGGCGAGGAGCTGGGCGAGGGCGGCGGGGGTGTGGCTGGGGCAGCGCCAGCCACCGATGTAGAGCCGGGCGGGGGTAGTACCGCATCGGCTGGAGGTGGCGCCGTTCCAGTGGGTGCACGCGTTCATGCAGCACCCGCCCGGGTCGTCTTCCGCGCGGTGGAGATGAACCCCAGCGCTTCGAGCACCACCGCGCGGTCGGTGGGCGAGTAGCCGAGACGGTCGAGGATCTGCTCGGCGGTGCGCCGGGCGGCGGCGGTCTCGTCCGGGTCGGGCGCGTGGATGCACACGCCGAGGCCGGCGTAGTCCCGCGTGCGCGGCGGGCGGCGACGGCTGATGATGTCGTTGCCGATCTCGACGCCCTGGAGGAGGCGCAGCGCGTCGGGCTCGTGGCGGGTGGGGGTGTAGGCGGTGGTCATGGGTCTCCCCCGTCGTCGTGGTGTTGAGCGAGGTCGCAGATGACGCCGATGGCGAGGTGGCCGATCATGTAGAGCGCGGCGAGCCAGATAAGGCCGATCAGCGTGCCGTTCACGGCTTGCCCTCGTGCTCGCGGCGGTCGAGTTCGTCGAGCAGGGCGGCACGGTCCAGTTCGGCCTGCTGGGCGTACTGGGGCCACAGGTCGCCGTACTGGGCGAGGGTGGCGGCGTGGCGGGCGCGGATCGCGTCGAGGCTGATCAGTACGGTGCTCATCGCTCACCGCCGAGCGTGGGCAGAACGCGGACGGCGGTCATCGGGGCGCAGCGCGGGCAGTCGTAGCCGGCGGGGATGGGCGACGCGCAGTCGTCGCAGACGCTGTTCGGGTAGGCGGGGTGCACCGCGGCGGCGATGAACGCGCGGTCGTGCTCGGCCTCCAGGACGTGCGCGGCGATGAGCCATGCGGAGGAGGCGGCACGGGCGAACGCGGGGCTGCTCGTCCAGTCGAACATGCTGAGTCCGGCGTAGGTGACGCAGGCGTACGGGTGGCCGTCGTGGATGATGAGTGGGCCGGCGGTGGGGCGGCCGAGTGGGGTGTCCATGGGTTCCCCTTCCGGCCCCGGGCCAGTGGCGAGGCCCGGGGCGGTGATGTCGCGGCGAGCGCGCTACAGAACGAGGTCGGCGCCGTTCTCCAGGCGCACGGTGACGGGGCAGGTGCAGGCGCCGAAGCAGGGCGCGCCGCACTTGTGGCACTTCACGCAGTAGGGGGAGCCGCCGCAGTCGCAGCAGTGCTCGGGGATGCGGTAGCCGGGGCAGCAGACGTAACTGCCGTCCCAGTCCCGCTCACCGTCGCAGGGGCACTCCTCCTCGCCCTCCCGGCAGATGTCGCAGGGGATGCAGATTGGGCAGCTCTCCTCGGGGCCGCAGTCGCACTGCGTCATCGGGTGCCCTCCCCCTGAGGCTGGGCGGCCTTGGCCGCGGCGATGGCCGTGTTCCAGACGCTGGTCTGGCCCTTGCAGTCGGTCAGCAGCGCTTCGATTTCGGCGTGCTCGGCGTCGGTGATGTCGGCGGGGCCGGTGATGGTGCGGCCGAGGAGGGTGGTGAGGTCGCGGAGCCGCTGCTCGGCGGTGAGGGGGGTGTCGAGGCCGTCGAAGAGGGCGGCGATGCGCTTGGTGGTCTCGGCGCGGGCGCGGGCGGCCTGCACCTTGGCGTCCCGCAGAAGGGTGAGCGCGCGGTCGGCCTGCTCGGCGGTGAGGTCCTTGGTGGACTCCACCTGGACGCCGACGTGCTCGGCGATCCACGCGAACCGGGCCTGGTCATTCGCGGCCGTGGACCCCTTGCCGGTCTTGGCGGCAATACCGGTCTCGGTGAACAGGATGTTCAGCTCCCGGAGCTTGGCCTGCGACGCTCTCGCGCCCGACGTGGTGCTGCCAGCGTCCGCGGCAACCGCGGACGGCTCGCTGGTCGGAGTCGGCGCGTTGGCGACCGGCGCGGGCGGGGCGGTCTCGCCCTTGATCTCCTCGGGGGTCACGCGGACGGGCGGGAACTCCTCGCCGATGGTGATTTCACCGCGGCGGAGTGAGCGGTGGATGACGCGGAGCTGGGCGAGGTCGTACGGCGTCCACTCACTGCGACCTCGGCCGAGCTTGCGTTCTATCTGATCGGCGGTGACGCCGAGCCCGGCGAACTCATCGATGGCCTTTGCGACCTGCTCGGCGAGCGGTACGTCACCGCCCTTGGTTAGGACCGAGTTGCACCGCTCCTTGGCCTCCTCGATGAACCACGCGGGCAAGATCGCGAAGATGGCCTCTCTGAGCCTGCGGGCGCCAGCGTTGGCGTTGTTCTCGTAGATGTCGCGCATGTCGGTCAGGGCCTTGACGCCGTCGCTGGTGTCGCGGGCGTGCGGCACGACGAAGGTCAGGACGCTGCGGGTGTTGGTCTGGACGTCCCACGCCCACGCCTGCATCTCGCTCTGGCGGGCGTCATCGTCCCGCCTTAGCTCCGAGACGCCGTACTGGACGTTGCCCCAGCACCGCGCGAGTTCGCGGGCGAGGTGGACGGACGGGCCGGTGATGGTGTTCTTGCCGCGGGAGTAGCGGTAGAACGCTCGGTCGGCCATGCCCTGGAAGGAGCAGGTGTCGAGCATGGCGGCGCGGGCGGACTGCACGTTGCGGGGGCACTGCTGGGCGACGACGATCGCGGCGTGGACCTCGGCGACGGCGCGGGACTGCTCGACGGCGGTCGCTTGGCCGACGCGTCCAGGGGCCGGAAGGCGGGGCGCGACCTGATCAAGTGCGCGGTGGTTGGTGGTGGTCACAGGCTGTCCTCTCGCGTGGCCCATGCGGGCAGGGTGATGAGCGGGATGTGGTCCTCGGCGTAGGCGGGCCAGTGGCCGGTTTCGGCGCACCGCGCGTAGATCTCGATCGCGCGGCGGTTGCGGCGGCGGCCGGCGCGTATGGCGTCGTGGTCCAGCTCGACCACCGTCACGACATAGGGCGGCTGCTTCTCCTGGAACACGAAGACCATCCCGGCGTCGAGGCCGAGAGCGGCGGCGCCGGTCGTGTACCAGTCGTGCTGGCAGTGGTAGCCGTAGGAGGCGACGGCGCGGGCGATGGCTTCCTCGCTCGCGTCGGTGGTGGTCTTGTAGTCGGCGATGATGGGGCGCCCGGTCTGGGGGCGGCGGAGCCAGTCGAGGCGGGCCCGGCACCACACGCCGGTCGGGTGGTCGTACCAGATGAGCGTCTGTTCGGCGTCGCCGTTGCCGGGCGTGAGCAGGGGCCCGGCGATCGGGTGCGTGCGCAGGGCGGCGGCCATGGCCTGTACCTGGTCGTGCTCCTTGGTGAGCAGGGGCACGGCGCCGGCAGCGCGCGCGGCGTCGCGTTCCTGCTGGGCGGCCTTGGTCCGGTAGTCGGGGGCGTCGATCACGGCGAGCGTGGGGCCGACGCCGAGCACGAGCTTGTGTGCGGCGGTGCCGAGGTCCCAGGCGCGACGCGGAAGGGCGCCGTGCTCGCGCTCCCAGCGGTAGACCGCGGGGCAGGTGGCGAGCAGGCGGCGGGTGCCGCTGCTGGAGAGGCTGCCTCCGGGGACGGGGTCGGCGTGGTACTCGTCCTCGGCGAGGTCGTAGATGCCGGGCGAGGCGATGACGGTGTCAAGCATCCTCGCGACCGCCCTCGAACTCGGCGAGCCAGTCGGCGACGCGGACGCACGGGGCGGTGTCGCCGTCGCCGACGAACAGGGCCCCGGCGCCGGTCGCGCCGAGCGGGCACGGGCCGAGGAGGACCCACCACAGCAGGCGCCCGTTCGGCACGCGCGTGGTGGTGGTCACCCGGGCGATCAGCAGGCCGTCGAGCTGGAGCAGGTGGCCGGCGCGTACGGCGTGCGGATCGACGGCCACGACGGGCAGGCCGGTCATAGAGCCCACCGCCAGCAGCGGTCACAGCCGGGCCGGTCGCAGAAGTTCCGCGGGTCGGCGGCCCACGCCCTCAGCGCTCGGTCGGCGTCCCGGTGGCGCCTGATGAGCCGGGCCCGCACCCAGAGCAGCAGGGCGCGCAGGCCGATGCGGATGGCGAGGAGCGTCACGCCGCGCTCCTGACGGCGTCGCCGACCTCGGCGAGCTGGCCGGCGGTCAGGCCCTCCCAGATGGTGACGGACTGGCCCATGTAGGTGCCGGTCACCGCGATCTGGCCGCCGTCGTAGCCGGTGTACCGCCGGGTGGTCCAGGTCGGGTTGTCCAGGGTGTTGGCCCACTCGGTGAGCGCGCCGCGGATGGCGGCGAGCCCGTCGCATGCCTGGCCAAGCTGTCCCCGGATGGTCACGGGACCGTCCGCCTCGATACTCCAGGCGTAGATCGGGGGGAGGCGGTGGGCGTGGGTCAGCAGGTCGGCGAGGGCGAGGCCGGCGGCGAGCTGCTGCTGTGCGCGGTCGGTACTGTTGGTCATGGTTCCTGCTCTCTGCGGGTTGGTGAGCGGGGATTTGGCGGGTTCGGCGGGCAGGCCGGGCCCGCTTTGCTGTGTCAGGCGGCGGTGACGGTGCGGGCCGCCTGGAACGCCTCGATCGAGGTGCGGGTGATGCGCAGGTTGGGTCGGCTGGAGCCGCGGCGGGAGATGTCGTACGCCTCCAGCTCTCCCTCCGCGATGCGCCGGTAGACGGTGCTCGGGGAGACACCCAGCACCTCCGCGGCGTCCGCGACGGTGTAGGAGTCCATGTCCTCCTCCTGTTTGGTGTAGGAAAAATCCAACAGTCGATCGCAAAAAAGGGTGTCGATCTGGACGTTCAGGGCCGACGCGAGCAGTCGAGCCGTCTTGTGACTGCACGTCTCACGACTGGAGGGCCCGTCTCCCCGGAGGTAGTCGATGAGCTGTTTTGACAGGCCGGTGGCCTGCGCCAGCGAGGCTGTGTCGTGGCCCTGGGCCGACATGATCTCGCGAAGGTGATCTTTTGAGCGGAGGATCATCCGGGGACGGCCTGACACTCTGTGGACCTCCGTGCAATCCCGTGACGCTAATGTTGTTGGAAGATTCCAACACCGTACGCCCCCAGTGCTGCCGATGTCCAGCCCCGGCGTGCGTATAGCCGAACAGGTCTGGTTTGATTGCCTCATCTTGTTGTCTGGAGAGGTGCGCGGTACAACGGGCGGGTGGCGCCTGTCGTGCGAATCATCAGACGGCAAGGTCCGCGAGTTAGGCGAGGGCTACCAGGAAGGCGTCATCATGTCGCCGCTCAACAACGGCACCAGGGCTCGCCCGCTGAGTGACCAGGTGCAGCGGTTCATGACCAGGCACGATCTGACCGGCCGCCAGTTCGCGAGGTACTGCATCGACCCTGAGACTGGGCAGTCGCTCCTGCACGGGTACATCCAGGATCTGATGTATGGCAGCGTCAACCGCCTGCCGGACATGTGGCGGCTGCGGGCTCTAGCTGCGGGGATGGCTGCCGTCGAGTCCGGTGCCGACCAGCCTGACTACCGGACCCGACTGGAGGAGATCAAGCGGTGGGCGGCGGTGCAGTGGCTGGAGCTGTCCGAAGTCGAGGCGATTCCTGTCTCCGATGGGGGATTCGTGACGATCAGCGTCCCGCCGAACCTGAGCGAGGAGGACCGCCGGCGGGTCATTCGCATGGCGGAGCGGCTGGCCGCGGATTTGGCTGACCCTTCCGCGGAGTGACGTGGTGTAGCGCACTAGCCACTGTGCTGTCACTGTTGTCCGAAATCTCCGCCATCTTGTTGTCACGGGCGTGGCCGAAGTGTTGATATCGACCACCACGGCACAACGGGGTGCAGAGAGGGACGATGCGCCATGGATGGAACGGTCCTATACCGCCTTCGCCCAGCGGACCAGATTCCCCTTGGACCGATAGCGATTCATGTCACCCGAAATGGGTTAGTCCGGGTTGATGTGGATATGGCGCAGATTGACCCGATTTTGCCCCAGGCGATCGGCAAGCTGAGCGACATCTTCATGGCTGCCCTCGGCGCTACACGATCGGCGTCGCGCCGTGACAACCCCTTCTGGACGGTTCGCATCCACCGCGACCGCCACCTTGGCGGCGACCGGCTGATCGACGCCGACATGTCCGCGAACACGGTAGACATCATGCTGCCGCGGTGCCTGGTCACCACCGATGTCGTCCGCGAGCTTGGCAAACACGGTACGGAGGTGCTGCGGTGGTTCATCGCGACCACGCCCATCGTGGGCGCAGGGGCGCGCTTGAGTATCCCCGTTCCCCGATTGACGAGGTGGTGAGGCGAGGTGCCATACATACGGCAGTTGCCGAGCGGCAAGTATCAGGCCACGGTGCGCATGCCGAACGGCAAGCGCCGGACGAAGACCAGCCGGCTCAAGTCAGTGGTCAAGAAATGGGCAACCGAGCAGGAAGCCAAGTTCGAGGCAGGCTCCCGCATTGATCCGCGAGCGGGAGAGATCACGATCAGCAAGTGGCGGGAAAAGGTCCGGGCGGTGTCCGGGTTGGAGGCCAGCACTCTGGCGAAAACGGATTCGCTGTGGGAGACGCATTGCGCGCAAGCGTGGGGGGCGTGGCCATTGAACGCCGTTACGCGCACCGACGCAAAGGCGTGGGTCCAGCAGCTCCGGCAGACGCGGCGGGCCCGCCATCAGGGCCGGGCGGTGCGCGCGTCCGACAAGGACGTGCCGACCCTCAGCGCGGCGACGGTGCACGCCGCGGTGCACGTGATGAGTGCGCTGTACGCCGCGGCGATGGATGAGGACCCGCCGGTGGTGGGCGCGAACCCGTTCGCGCGGCTCGATCTGCCGCCGTTGGACCTGGGCGTGGTCGAGTTCTACGAGCGGGAGGAGGCTGAGGCGCTGTACAGCGCTCTGGAGCGGCTGTACGGCCTTCAGTGGCGCACTCTGGTCGAGCTGGGCATGCAGGTGGGGCTGCGCCCTGGTGAGACGTACGGGCTGCATGTGGGCCGTGTGGACCGGCATCGGCGGCTGGTGCACGTTACGCACGTGATGACGCGGGCGGGGCTGCGGGAGTATCCGAAGTCGAAGAAGTCGAGGCGGTCGGTGCCGATTCCGCCGGCGCTGCTGGACGCGATCGAGGAGCTGACGGCCGGGCGGACGGTGGGCGCGTGTACGTGCCCGCGGGTGCTGCCGACCGGTGAGCGGCAGCCGGGGCGCGGCCCGTGTCCGGGGCTGATGTTCCCGGCGGAGAAGGGCGGCCCGATCGATGACGGGAATTTCCGGGACCGGTTCTGGTACCCGGCGGTGGACGCGGCCCGGACGTGCGGCAAGCCGCCCGCGGAAGGGCATGACTTCCCGGCGGGCGAGTGTGCAGGGGTGTGCGCAGACCCGGCGCACCAGATTCGCCGGTTCCCTCCGAAGATCATGCGGCACACGGCGGCGAGTTGGCTCGTGATGGATGGCGTGCCGCTGTACGACGTGCAGCACCTGCTCGGCCACGAGTCGTTCGCGACGACGCAGAGGTACGCTCACCTCGCGCCGGACGCGCACGGGAAGATCCTGGAGTCGTGGTCACGGAGGGAGACCAGAGAAGCGTCTTCGCAGGTTTGA